CACAAAGGAACCCCTCCCGGTGATGCCGATCACCCCTTTCTGTCACTGTGTACAGAGAGAGATGCTCCTTCCATATGGAGGATCGACGATGCCATACTATCGTGAATACTTCTGTAACCGTTATACTCCTCAGTGGAGTAACGGTACTCAGTATCACCTAGTTCAGGATTCAGTGATGATGACTTCCCATCGGGGAAGTCCTCATCGGAAGGCCCTTGGGCTTTCCACTGAGGTCTCCAACCTCAGTATTGATCCTTATGCCGGCTTTCTGACTCAAAGTTCAGAAAGGAAATATCAAGCTCGGCTTGCCGAGCGAGGTCTTCCGGCTCATGGAGCCCCTGATAGGGGACATCCATTTGAGCTCCAACGGCATACTATTTCGGGCAAGCTGCCCACTTGGCAATGGAATTCAAGTAGTGGCGTTCGAAGGTATGTAAATACCCTCGCTTACGTCACTCCCTCGAATAACCTTACCAGTGTGCATAACGGCGGTTCATACAACCCGATTCCATACAAGGAATCTGCGTTGGATGCGTTCGCCCAGCAAGCCTACAATAGGTCGGCACCGTCTTCTGTGGTATTCGATGCTGGACAATTTTTGGGTGAGCTCCGCGAGGGGCTTCCAAATATGTCCTTTCAAGCGTTCAAGAACTCAGCTGAGTTCTTTCGATCGCTAGGCTCCGGATATTTAGGCGTTGAGTTTGGGTGGAAACCCTTCATCAACGACCTAATCAAAGCTGCGAAAGCCCTTGGTGGGGCTACCGAGCTGCTCTCCAACCAAGGAGAGCGTGTCCACAGAAAGTACAGCCAGCCCACTTTCTCCGATGCGGGGACTCAAACCACCATTGGTGGTTTGGATCACTACTACGGTCATAGTGGGGTCCTCCTGCCAGATCACCAACGTGCTCTGACAGGTGCTGCCTGGTTTTCGTCTGGGTCCGGCTCCTCTATCTTAGCGGAGTCGTCCATGACGAAGACCAGATCAGTCACAAGATGGTTTGAAGGAGAGTTTACTTCCTTCTACCCTCTGAACTTCGACCCGACGAATTATTTCGAGAGGTTGAATCAGTTGGTTTCGGTCAAGCTTGACCCTGCCACCTTGTGGGAATTGGCTCCCTGGTCCTGGATGGTCGATTGGTTTCTCCGAATTGGAGACTCCATCGAAGCTAATCAAAAAGCTTCGAACGACCTCTTGATCATGCACTATGGCTATGCCATGGAACACTCGGTTTATACAACCCAGTATTCATGGAAGCCTGCAGGCGAAATTCCATCTGTGTACTCCGGACACCCCACCTCTGGTGTGTTGTTCGTTAGTACAGAGTACAAACGCCGCCTGCGTGCAAACCCATATGGATTCAGAGTTGGTACGCTTGGGAGCCTATCCGGTTCTCAGCTTGCTATTCTCGGTGCGCTTGGTCTCACGAAGATCAAGTGAAGTCTCAGACGAGTACTAGACTTTAAACTTCACTCGCTCAAACACAACCTGCAATAACAACCATCCGGAGGGCTTCCATGCTCGCAGATCCTCAGTCCGTCACCATTGGTGGAACTACAACGTCGCTTCCTCGAGTAGGAATCAACGGGAACTCCGCTGACTATGCGTCAGCGGATGGAGCTATCCAGCTCCGTGTTCTGCAGTCCACTAACAAGGACACTCGCCGAACGTCTGTCACTCTTCGCACCAACAAGATTGCTGCTGACCCCCTCACGGCGGTCAACCGGCGTCTTTCGGATGCAATTAGTGTCAACGCCACTGTTCCTCTTGACGGTTTTACCGTCACTGAGGTCAAGGATCAGATTGTCGCTCTTGCGACTCTTCTGACGGCCAGTTCCGCCGCACTCGCGGTCAAGATCCTGGGTGGAGAGAAGTAAGTGACCGAGATCGTCCTGATCTTCGGTACACTCTTCGTCTCCCTCCTGGTCTCGTTCGCTGTCGCAGCCCTTACGGTTGTGACTTCGCGGCGCGTTAACTGAGGTATTAGAGCGTGTAAGCTGGACTCAAACCCTTCGAAAGGGAGAGATGAAAAGCCTACTTCAACTCCATATCTCCGTCCTACTTGATGTAGGACGAATCTGCTCGATCG